GGCGACCCGTCTGGCTCGGCGGAGAACGTCATCAACTGCCGCTGCTCGGCCCTCCCGGTGGTGTCGTCGAGAAGCTACCGGGTGCGCTCGGCTGCCTTCCCGTCGCGCAACGGAATCAATTACCGCTTGACGAGTAGGGTTAGCGTACCCGATTAGTTGGCTATCACCCGCCTGCCTGCGGGAAGCAAAGCTAGGGGCAGAAAGCGCCGATCGGTGGCGCATCTCCCGAAGTTCGATCTGCTCTTGGAAGTGAAGGACGTGCGCTCGGACGACACGGGCGTGCGTTTCCGCAGTATCGGCTCAACGGGCGCGGCCGATCGAGACGGCGAGTCGATCGAGCCCGCCGGCTGGACGTTCCCCAAGGCCACGATCCCGCTGTTCTTCGGTCACGCGGGCTATCGCTCTGCCGAGAATTGGATCGGCTTTGTCGAGCGCGCGGCGACCGAAAGCGACTCGCTCATCCTCGACAACTGGATTCCCAAGGTCCGCCATAACGAAGTCGGCGAGAAGATGGCCGACTTTCTCGGGCTAGGGCTACCGATCCCCGGCTCGGTCGGCTTCGATCCGATCTCGTGGACCAACCGAGATGGCAGCAAGGGCCAGCGCGGCAGGGGCGAACCGTTCCCCGGTCCGCAGGTCGGCCGGCGCTACACCGGCCAGGAATTGCTGGAGTTCTCCCTCGTACCGGTCCCCTCGAATACCGATAGCCGGGTGCTCGCGCTTTCCAAAGCGCTGCTCGCATTGGAGGAGGGGGGCGGTACGGGGGCTGCGGGGGTTCGCGCTCTCGTTCGGCTTCTAGCTGGAGAGCACACCGACAGGCAACCCGCAGCACCCCGGAGTGGACTGGAAAAGTTGTGCGCGGACTTGGGGATTCCCATTCGCGCATCGAGGAGCGGGCTGCTCGATCTGCAACGGCTCGCGGATGTACGCGATCAACTCACGGAGATCGTGGAGTCGGCCAACCGGGCCGACGAAACCTAGAGGCCCGGACGGCGGCCTCCACGAAGGAGAGACGGTGGCGAAGAAGGAAATCGAGATCAAGGACGCCGAGGACTTGTCGAAAGTCCTCACGCGCCACGACGGAGCACTGGAGGACCAGGACAAGCGACTCGTCGAAGCCCTGGCTGGCCTCGGTGCGGTCAAGGACATCGGCGACAAGGTAGGCGCTCTCGATACGGCTCTGGGAGAAGTGAAGGAGCAGATCAAGAACGGCTTCCGCAAGGTTCACTTCGGTGACAACGGGCGCGAGGAGCGCGACCTGGTGACCGAGGAGGAATGGGGAAGGATGGGCGTGATGGCGATGCACAAGTCGCCAACCGCCGTGAAGCGCACCGACTCCTACCAGTGGGAGGACGCCGAGAGCGCGGTCGCCCGCTTCCAGGACGAATCGGACTCCCTCTACCTCGTGCGCTCCGTCTTCAAGCTGACCGAAGAGCAGACGCGCGCGCACCCGCTCTACAAGTCGCGCTTCCGCCCGGCGCTAGAGAAGGCCATCGGGCTGCACAAGGAAGCCTTCGACACCGTGGACGCGGGAGCGGGTCTGGAGTGGGTGCCGACCGAGTTCTCCTCGCGCTTCTTCGACAAGGTGCGCCTCGAGTTGAACGTGGTCGCACTCTTCGAGCAGTTCTCGATGCCTCGCGGCACATTCGTCTTCCCTGTGCAGTTGGCCGATCTGACGGTTTATACGTTCGCCGAGAACACCTCGCACACCGGCCAGACGCCGGTGGTCGACGGTCTGGGCTCCACGAACGTGACCGGCAACCGGACCTTCACGGCCATCGGACTCGGATGCCGCGCGTTCACTTCCCGCTTCTGGGAAGAGGACTCGGTGATCGAAGTGCTCGGCTTCCTGCAACGTGCTTCGGTGCAGGCGATGCGCAACGGCCTGGAGTCGGCGGTCGTCAACGGCGACACAACGGCCACGCATCAGGACAACGACATCGCTGGCGTGACGGCTCATGCCGCGAAGGCATGGATCGGACTGCGCAAGGGCGCTCGCAACTCGACGGCGACCTTCGACAACTCCGGCTCCAAGGTCAACACGCGGGCGCTCTTCATGGATTCGATTATGAAGGTGCGCTCCCTCATGGGCGTGTACGGGGCCAACGTCAACGATCTGGCGATGGTTACCAGCGTTGGCGGAGCGGTGCAGCTGCTACAGGTGGAGTCGTTCGATACGGCGGCTTCGCTGGTAGCTGGAACGGGCACCAACGTCAACGGTGAGCTGCGCTTCCGTCCCTACGGAATCCAGCACGTTACCAGCGAGTTCATGAAGGAGAACCTCGCGTCCACGGGCGTGAACACCGTCGGTGGCCCGAACACGTTCACCGGCATGGTGGTCGTGAACAAGCGGGCGTGGATGCTCGGGAATCTGCGGAACATCACGATCGAGATCCTGCGCGAGCGGTATGCGGAAGAAGACCAGGACGTGGTGCTCATCAAGTGGCGCGGGGCATTCAACTCGCCCTACGGCACGTCCACTAACCACACCGGTTACGTCTACGACATCGGCCTGTAAAGGGCAGAGAGGGGAGAATTGACGTGAAGAAGCTCCTGATTCTCGCGGCCCTCGCGGCCGTGGCGTTCGCCGGAATTGCGGACGCGCAGTCCCGCCGGATCAAGCCGGGGCAGTTCCTGACGTGGGTGAAGGGTGCGACTCAAGACTCCACCTCGGTCAGCGTCGTCTACACCGTGGATCAGACAGCCGACCACGCGGACACCACGCAGTGGTTCGACCTGACGCAGATCAAGATGCAGCCGAAGCTGGTGGCGAACGACAGTACTACGGTCGTCGCGGCCTATGTCAGGTTCGTAGGTTCTGCTGCCGGAGACACGATGACGGTTGGTGTGGAGTCATCGTCCGACGGCACGAACCCGCTCGCGGACCTGTCCTATTTGCAGGTGGGAGTCGCGACGAAGATCGTGGACAGCTACCGGCTGACGAACAAGGTAGCGGCCACGAACAACGCGCGTTTCATTCGGTGGATTTTCACTAACTCCGATCAGAGCACCTCCACGGTGCGGACGGTGACGATTCAGCCGGTCGTGTGGACGGCGGACTAATGATTCGCCTGCGGTACACGGGAGAGGTGACCTACAACGGCCGCTTCACCTTTCAGCCTGGAGAGGAGCGGGACGTGCCGGAAGATTTCGCCCGGCACGTTCTCTCCGGGTTCCCGTTCGAGTTGGTGGCAGGGGCGTCCGTAGTTGAGGAGACGGCCAATACCTCCGGGCCGGATTCCGAGTCTCCTAGGGCGAAGGCGCAGGACGCCCCGACCGCTTCCAAGCCTCACAAGGGGGGCAAGAAATAGATGGCTCTTTCCTCCACGGCTTTACTCACGCTCGCGGAAGTCCAAGAGCACTTGGAAATCTACGACTCCGCGCAGCTTGGGTACCTGGAGATCCTGACCGAGCGCGTCACGGCGTGGATCGAGAAGAAAACCGGCCGGCGCCTCAAGTCGCGCACGTACACGAACGAGATCACGAGCGGGTGGGGAAAGTCTCACTTGATGATGTACGAGTGGCCGGTAACGGCCGTCTCGGGCGTGGACTTCATCCTCAACGTCGCGCCTACGTCTTGGGAGTCGCAGAGCCTAACGGAATTGCTGATCGACTCCTACGACTTGCGGACGGTGCGCTTCCGCGATCGCGTGTTTCCCAAGGGCACGGACAACGTGCGCCTGACCTACACGGCTGGCTACGTGACGGTGCCGGAGGATTTGAAGCAGCTGGCCCTGGAATTGGTGACGCAGAAACACCGGATCAAGGATCGACAGATGGCCGGCGTGACAGCCGCCACCTTCCAAGGCCAGACCGTTTCCTACTTCACCGGCAATATGCTGCGGGAGACGGAGTTCATCTTCGAAGCCTATCGCCGGTGGGAGTTGTAGGTGCTGGAGCTAACACTGACGAGCAATGCGGCGCGCGTTGTCAATACGCTGGGGCAATTGTCGCGGCGGATGGACGCTGCGGAGAAGGTAGCAATCGGCAAGGCGGGTCTGCTCGTGCTGCGACGGCTGCGCCAGAAGTTCGTGGGTTTCTCTGCCGGTAACCGCGGCATGGCGGCTCGCGGGCTGCTCCAGCGGCGAAGCGGAGCACTGGCTCGATCCTCTCAGGCCACGACGCCGGAGAAGCGCGGGCCGGAGTGGATCACGAGAGTCGGCTACCGGAAGGGGGAAGTCTCTCCCTACGCACGGATGATGGAGAGAGGCGGGAAGATCACGGCCAAAGGCGGACTCCTAGCGATCCCGGTGGGCGAAGCCCTCACGCCCGCCGGGGCGCCTCGATATCGATCTCCGCTCGATGTACCGGGCGGTTTTTGGGTACGGGCGAAGTCGGGCGCGATCGTGTTCTTGAAGCGCACCGGGCAGCGCGTGGAGTTGCTCTTTGTTGGCAAGCGAAGCGTGACCGTGCCCGCACCGTTGCTCTTGGAGCGTTCGGCACGCGAGTCGCGCTCGGAGATCGCGCGGATCGTGGACCGCGAAATCGCGGCAGCGGTCCGTGCCTGATCCGAAGAAGGAGCGCATCGCACAAGACCTGCTCTCGGCGTTGGGGCAGATCAGCAAGACCCGCGGCTACTACACGGACGCGGGTACGTGGGTCAGCCGGAGACGAGTGCCGGCGGATACATGGAACAAGTCGCACCTCGCCGAGTTGTTCCTGTTCACAGGCGGCGAGGAGCCGACAGACGGATGCATGGGAGGAACGTACAGCGCCAAGGCCGACTTCGCGATCCTCGGCTACATCTCGGCGAAGGACGTTGACCGCGCCGTGATCCTGCTCGAGGCGGACGTGAAGAAAGCCGTGATGACGGATCAAAGCCGCGGCGGTCTGGCAAAGACGACGGCACTGGTGGAGACGAAGACGGACTATCAGGAGTTGGTCACGCTCGACCTAGGCGCGATCGGGCTGCTGTTTCAGATCGAGTACGACTACACGCTCGCTAGTTTGTAGCGGCGAAGGAGAGGGAACGTGCCAGGAACCGGCGTAGACAGCTTCATTCGGATTGCACGCGAGACGACTGCGTGGGGCACGGCCGAGACGGTCGACTTCTGGACGCAGACCTTCGTTACGGAAGACCTCGGCCTCGATCGCGCGATCATTCCGAATAACTCGATTACGATCGGCGCGGCCGAGCCCGACCCGGTCTTGGGCGGGAAGTTCGTGCGCGGTTCTTTCAACATCGTGCCAACCTATACACACATGGACTGGTTCCTGTGGGGAGTGATGGGTACGTACACCGAGAGCACGCCCGCCGGCGGCACGCTCACGCGCGATCACTGGTCGGAAATCGCCTCCACGCTGCCCTCGTTCACGATGGAAGTGAACCGCGGCGACCTGGAAGCGAATGACAAGGTCTTCATTTACACCGGCTGCAAGGTGACGAGCCTGGAGTTGACGTTCACCTCCGGCAACAACCTACCGACGGGAGTCGTTACCTGGGTGGGCAAGGACGAAACGTCCGTTGCGGGCGGCTCGACGGCTTCTGCCCCTCACGCTTCCGACGCGGCTCACCTGGCGGCCACCTACTACGTCAACTCTAGTTCCGAGTTGATTACGCAGGACGTGGGCTCAGACCCCGACGCGGGAAGTTACTGCGTGCGCCAGTTGGTGCTGCGGATCAACCGCAACCTCGACACGCAGCGCTACTGCATGGGCACGACCGGGCAGCCGAACGAGCCTATCGTCACCTCGTTCGCAGAAGTGACGGGTGAGATGGAGCTGGAGTTCAAGGATCGAAACGTATACGAGGCGTTCGATGCCGGAACGATCCAGAGCACGGGCAACTTCCTATTCCAGCACGGTACGATCATCGAAGGTGCGCTCAAGCGCGAGTTGCAGATCAAGCTCAACCGCTTCTCCTACGTGTTCCCCTCGCAGCCGTTCATCACGGGGCCGGGCCAGATCTTTCTGACGGCCGCGTTCCGTGGGCACGGCAACGGCGGAACGGCGGCGACGACCTCGCCCGACTCGCCGAGCACCTACGAGCCGCTTGCCGTCCGCACGCGCAACACGCTCGTCAAGGCGAATCTATGAGCGAGACGAACGGCAACGCCAAGAGCACGGCCGAGTGGCTGCGCGACGAGAGCGAATCGGCGGAGAGGTCTGTCGAGATTCACGGCCATACGTACATCGTCGCGCCGGTCAGCGTTACCGAGTTGGCCTCGCGCGGGGTTCGCATCCCGGCAGTCACAGGGGGCGATTCGCGCACGCAGTACCTAGATGCGGAGTGGGTGAAGCAGTGTCGAGAAGTGGTAACTCTTGGCCTCGTGTCCCCGCGCGTGTGGGAGGGGAAGAACGATGAGTGCCCCTACGATCAGGACTGCGTGCCGTATTCCAAGCTCGCCAAGCGGAACGTGGACATTCTTCTTTACCGCGCAATCCTGGACGTAACGGGATATGACGTCGAGGTAAAACAGGCAGTCACCTTTCGTGGCGATGCAGCGGATGGCGAGCCAGATCGTTCGACAAGCGAGGATCTCGGGGAAGTCGCCGCTGGACGTGATGCGGCTTCCGGCGGGTGAGTATGCGGCGAATCAAGCTCTGATCGACGCGGCCGACCGCGAGCGGCGCGACCAGTTGCAGCGTGCTATCGCGGGGAAGCGGTCCTTCGAGCAGGTGAGTGTTGCCCTGCTCGATCTCATCGCGCGGGAGACGTAGGTGGCCGAGAACGTCGTCGAGATCATCATCCGCG